TCATCTCCAGATCCCTTTCCTCTCCCGCCGGGCTGCGTCTTCCTCACGCCTGTACGGGTCGCCGTAGTTGGTCTCGCTGATGGCCAGGCCTTCGCGGACCAGTTGCCCGCCTAGATCCTGTCCATTGACCGTGCAGACGGCGACATTCCGGCCGTAGCGGTCGGTGTCCGTGATGGTGCACCGGGCGCCGGCGGCGCCCAGCTGCCGGGCACGGCGCGCGGCTTCCGAACCGGTGGTCCTGGCGACCGGCGAACAAGCCCAGACGTTCGGCCGCTGGCGACACCGGGTAAACGGCGCGACTTCCCCGGCGTCGATCCCCGCCAGGCGCACCCGGTGGCGCTCGCCGTCGGCGGTGACGCACCGGCCGCTGTCGCCGTCAGACATCGCGAGGGTCAGACAGATCAGGATTGCAGCGCTCATTCTGCCCTCTGGTGTGGTGGTGGGGTCGATTGGGCGTCAATGGCGTCAGCAGCGTCGCGAAGGCATTGAGCGGCCCCAAGAGACCTGACGTGCCGTAAAACAGCGAGTGGCGGGTTGTTGTTCACCCTGACGGCGTAGTCGTGTGCAGCGTCGTCTTCTCGCGGCTCGTCGGTGATGTTTTGAATCCAAAGCGCCATCACTCCCCTCCCTGTGCTTTAGAGAGGAAGGCGCGGGCGGCTCGGCATATGATCGACTTCGCTTCTTCCGGCTCCATCCATCCGGCGTCATAGGGTCCGCCGCCCCACTCTTCCTCCATGTAGAATCCGTCTCGGGGGATTCCCTTGTCGGGGTCTTCAAGGACGAAACCGCCACCGATTTCGATGCTCCACCACTCGCCGCGAGCGCGAAAATAGAAGGGCGCGCCGTCTATTGTTCCCTCGGCCTGAACAGGGCAGTTTCCGCCGATGTTGTCGATCAACACGGGCAAGTCCTCATCCGACAGCTTCTCCAGCCCGTCTAGGTCGATGACCTTTTTGTTGGCTTCAACAATATGGTCAGTCATCACTTGATCTCCCCACCATGGTGAATAGAGATCAGGCCCTTAATGTCGGCCATGAACTCGTCAGCGTCGGACAGACGGATGATAAGCCAGGACGCCGGGCGGTGACGACTTCCGCTGATGGTCAGCGTGTCGCCCTCAAGTTCCAGTTTCCATTCACGGACTGTCTGACCGGATGCATCATCAGGATCACGTAAGACACGTTCGATTGTGATCTTCGAAGTCATCACCCCTCCTCCTTCTGAACGGTGAGGGCGGCGAGAAGGGCGCGAAGGTCGTCGGCGTGTTCCTTAGAAACAGAGGCCGACAACATTAACGGGCCGTCTGGTTCGGCTTCACAATCTACGATCATTTGTTGAACGCGAGCGATCACCTCCCTATCCGGTTGAACGGATGGGGCGGCGGCGAGCATGTCGCGGTAAATCGCGCGAATGACAGAGGGGGGCGCATCTGTAATCGGCAGAAGAGCCTCGCGCCCGTTGACCAGCATGTTTGCATCTGGCTCCACAGGCACCATCCGCACTTGTTTGTCAGTCATGGTCGGCTCCTTTGAGGGTGGCACTGGAGGTCGTGGGCTCCTGCTGTAGGGCGGCTAGACATTGGCGCGCCGTCTTCTCGCGGTCGGTCAGCGGCTTGTTGCCGGGCTCGGGTGTCAGGATCAGCATGGCGGCCGTGATCCCGCCAGCCAGCCTATCGGCTCGGTCCTCTGCTGCTTGGGCGCGTTCGTTGGCGTTGGTGACGAGAAACTGTTCGCGGTTCTCGGTGATCGCCCGGCTGAAAATCAGGCCCGCAATCACGTCAGCGACGGCGGTTCCTTTGTTCGCCTCATAGATTGGCTTCACCATCGCTGGGTGAAGGTGCTTGATCGACGGAACTTCGCCCGATGGTGTGTATCCTCCGTCGCCAATCACAGCTTTCCACCAGATGCTTTCGCCTGCGATCTTGTCGCGCTCAGCCTCCAGGTCCAAAATCCGCGCCTCCAGCTCCGCGATCCTGGCTTGTGCAGATGCGGCGGTTACGAGGGAGTCACGGCAGCGGAACAGCAACTCGCCGCGCACGTCGGCATAGCCACGCCGCCGCCCTTGCATTTCGGCGTCGATCTCGGCGACCAGCCCTGCCGTGTTTGTGGGAGGGGCGGCGGTCGTCCGATCTGTGTTTTGGCACGGGCAGTAGTCGTCCAGCCCCCGGCACCCGCACTTTTTGCCCTGCTCAATCTGCCAAGCCGACCGCGTTTCGGAAACGATGGTCATAGGTCATACTCCGATGTTACGCCGGTGAGGAAGAACTCATGGTTTAGGTGATCCAGTTCGGCGCGAAGTTCGTCGATCTGCTCTTGTGTGAAAGACGGATTGCCTCGCGCTTCGTCCAGCACGTCTTTTAGTGCTTCCATCTCAAGGGCGAGCGCCCGCGCGCGGCGATAGTTGGGGCGAAGAACGCTATGGAACGCGCTCACTTCACCCCTCCCGCCTTCAGTGCTGCGTCCAGTGTGCGGTAGATGTCCACGAACGCCCGGTCGCAAGCAGCCGTTTCGATTGTCAAGCCCGCTTGGTTCAAGTTGAACGAGGCATTGTCCGCCATGTTCTTAGCGACGATGGCCGCCACCCTAAGCGCGTCATCGGCGGGCGGGGATGGGCGGGCGCGGCCGATCATGTTGATCAGGTCTGCGATGTCGGAATGGACGTAATACCCCTCGTGTTGACCGCGCATGCAGAGCTTGGGTTGGCGCTCAACGCAGCGTTTGATGACCGCGTGATCTTCGTCCGTAAGCCATTCCGCCCCTTCCACAGCAGCGGGTTGGGCGGGGGCTGCGGAGAGGGCGGCCTTGCAGAAGCGCTCGACCAGATCGGGACGATGCGCGAATACCATTTCCCAATCGTCGTCCGTCCAATTGGCGATTTGCGAAAGCACCGCCAGCATCTTCTCATCTTGCGCCATTAGAGCGGTCCTTCTGTTGGGTGGCGAGTCTGCGATCCGCCTCCGCATAGGCCAGCCGCATTCCGATGATGTCTTCCATCGGAACGAAAGCTTCCGGGTTGATCTCGCGAGCCAGCTTCTCGCGTTCGTCCATTTCCTGGCGGCTCATCCCCGACCCCCTTCGCTCGCGGGGATGGCGGCGCGGACCATCGCCTCAATGTTGGACAAGGCTCCGAGCGCTTGGACATGCGATCCGTCCGCGCCGCGCTTAACTTCGGCCGTCACGCGAGCAGCTAGGTCCGCAAGCCCTCCCCCATCGGGCGCGGCGGGGCGGATAAGGGCGATGATGGCGTCGGCTGCTTCTTCAAACTGGGTCCAGCGCGGGCGCGACGGCTCTTCCCACGACTTTTGCCACGGGTAGTGGATTAATTCGTCAGGATCATTACCAGAAACGTGTTCGAGAATGATCCGCGCCACCGCTTCCCGTTCCCCTTCCCCAGCGGGGCGGGAGACAGGCTCTGCGGGAGGGGTGAGGGCGGCAATCGCGCGGACCGCTGCCTTAGGGGCCGCGCACAGCATCGCCTCAATCTCTCGTTTGGCCATGTCGCGGAAAGTGGTAACGGTCGCGCCGTCCACGAACGTTACCTGCTTGCCGTCAGGATCACGGCCGGTCAGTTCGCAATAGGTTTCGGTCCATTGGTCTGTGACAACAGGCCACGCCACCACCTCCAACGCGCCCTGCTCGGGCTGGTCGGACGAGGCGACAGGGGCGGGGCGAGCGGATAGGAGGGCGATGATTGCCGGAACGTCGTCGGCTGTCGCGGGCGTGAAGTCGTATTGCGACGTGCTAGCGGACCATCCCTCGTTTCCAACGCGCGGATACTGACCCGGCGCGTAAGGCGCCGGTTTCTCTGCGTTCCACACAAAGACGATCTCGCCCTCGGTCGTGGTGTCTTTCCAGCCGTCGCCATTGATCTTCCCGACGCCCTTTAGCACAGCCTCCCGCGTCTCCCCGCTCGGACAATCGGTCAGCTTGGCGTCAGTATCGGCCTGTATTTTGTCGGCAACGGTCGTTGCTGATAGAGGGCCCTCATCACCCGACACCGCCCAGGCCCCATGACTGCCTTCCATCGCGTCCTCAAAGGCTTGCGCGAGGGATTGAAGTGTCTCTCCGCTCGGTTGGGGGCGGAGGGCGGGATTGTGAGCGAGCGCTTCTCGCGCCACTGTCTGCGCCTCATCAGCGCTCAGCGCAGGCTCTACAGTGATGTCAGTCTGGCAGTAACCGGAACGGTATTGCTGTTCACCTGCGATACGCTCCAACGCCTTCGCCATGCGATCAGAGCGTCCCGACCCAGCCAAGAAGGCGTCGATCATTTCGTTGGCGTCGTATGCAAGGTCAGACGGCGCGTCGTTCGGATAAAGTTGTCCGAGCCATTCCCAAGCTTCGCTCTCCCGCTCCGACCCGCTCGCTTCGACCGGAGCGGTGGGGGCGAGGCTCACGGCCTCCAAAGCGGCACGGAGCGCGGTTTGCGCCTCCTCCGTGGTCATGTTGACCTCGACGTCGTCGGGGAGGTTGGCAAGGGCCAGCAACCACGCGGCATGAGCGCGGTTCAAATCCCTCGCACTCAGCGGACCCACTGCGGGCTTGTCTTGGGTGGAGTCGGTCATTGAACTTCGCTCCCATTATCCTTGAATTTGATGCCAAACTCGTTTGCCGGGCCGTAGCCTTCGATAAACTCGTCGCTCCATCCATCGATCACCCCGCGCGCGTACAGGATCGCCAAGTGTTCGCGGTGATCTTCAATGGTGAAGAACGGGAAGAACGACTCCCTGAACTCCTCCATAAAGGTCTCTGTGAACTTGCTTTCGTCTAACGTGACATCGACGAACCGAACGACTTCGTAACGTTTGGTCGTCAGGGCGGTGGGCCTGTCTTGGGTGGTCATGCGGCTGTCCTTTCGGATTGAATGAGGAGGGCATCGACGGCGGCAATGCGCCGGCCGATCCAGGCCATCACTGGGACGGCCATTGAGTTGCCGAGCGCCTTGTAGCGGGGGCCGTCCGGGTGACGGGCCATTTTCAGACCGCGCTCCCAAGCCGCTGACTTTTCCTCTGGCGTCCCAAACCGCCAAGCCGCATCGCCCTGCAATATCCAGCGAGCGGTTTCTTCAGCGTCGGCTTTGGGCGCCCCCTTCGCCCACGTCGGGATCAGGGTCAAGTCGTCGGGGAAGCCCTGAAGCCGCTCGCACTCGCGGGGCGTCAGGCGGCGGACGGCGGAACCGCCTCGAATGTATGACGTCTGCTTCATGCCAGAGTCGGCAGACAGCGCCCCGACATAGGGCATTTCGCGGACTTCATCGCGTGTGTTCTGGGCGAAAGCGACGTAATCCCGGCTAGATCCGCCGGATGCCGCCCTCAGCGCGCCGATCCGGTCGCCGTCGCCCTCGACCTCGGGCATGGCGCCGCCCTCACGGCCCCGAAGGGCGAAGGCGACGGCGCCAGGGCCGGCGGCTTGAAGCGTGTCGGCAGGGTCGCCGTCGTCGCCGACGCCAAGTCCTGGATCACGCAAACGCATGACGCCCGCCGCGTCCCTGGACGGCGTCTTTGCCGACGTGTCGCCTCGAAGAGCGTTAGGATTGATCGGGTGGACAATGTAATCGCCACCCTGATTTCCTCCCGCAGGCCCCGCGGCCATGACAGGTTGAGGCACGTCCGTCTCACGACCCTTGAAGTCCTTGCCGCTGTTCATCGGCATGATGGAGAAGGCGACCGCCGGCATGACGCCAGCGTTCGCATGGCTCTTGCTGTGACCGCCTGCTCGCAGGGTCGGCGACAGATCCGACATGGCGTCGGCGCCGTGATCCTTGGCGCTGAAGGCGATGATCTGTTCGTCTGCGTTGTGACCTGGGCTGTTCGTCTGCCCACCCCCTCGGCTGGAACGACCGACCAAGGTTGCCGTCACTTCCGGCGCATAGATTGGAACCAGGGGCGTCCCGCGACCCGTCCCGTCCTCGCTGGCGTCGAACCCCTCGCCCTTGAGGGTGTGGGCTATCAGCGTCTCGGTTTCGTAGTCCTGCCGCCCCATGCCACCCGCGTTCAAGCAATGCGCGGTGTGTCCGGTGCTCGAAATCAGCCCTCCGTCGCAGTCGAAGTCGGTTCCGAGGCCACCGCCAGCAGAGCTGCGGCTAGGGATTGTGGGAGCTGCTTTCCCCGCTTCTCGGCGCGGCGCAGGATGCCCCGACAGGCTGTGGCGCTCAAATAGAACCGCTGCGGCACGTCGCCAGTCTCCAAGGTATCCGACAACGAACACACGACGGCGTCGCTGGGCCACTCCGAAATATTGCGCATCGAGAACGCGCCAGGCGAGCCCGTAGGAGTCGCCGTTGGCTTGGACAACGACGCCGGCGTTGCCCCACCCATCGGCTGGGGGCTGGAAAACAGATCCGCTTGGGTATCCGGCGAAGGCAGCAAGGAGCGTCCCGAAGTCCGATCCCCCATCAGATGAGAGGAGGCCGGGCACATTCTCGAAAACGAACCAACGGGGGCGCTTTCGGTAAACAATGCGACCGGCGATGAGGGCCAAGTTACCACGCGCATCATCCAGTCCGAGCCGCAGTCCGGCGACTGAGAAGGACTGGCAGGGGCTTCCGAAAACAGCAAGGTCGATTGGTCCGATCGCATCAAAGTCCGCCTTAGTTACGTCGCCGAGGTTCGGCGTATCTGGGTAGTGGTGAGCAAGGACAGCAGAGGGAAACGCCTCAATCTCGCAGAACGCCGCCGCCTTCCAGCCAAGCGGTCCCCACGCAACGGAGGCAGCGTCGATCCCGCTGAACATGGACAGAAACCGCATCAGTTGCGCTCCCGCAGATAAGCAAGCGCGGCCGTCCGAAACGCCTCATCTTCGACGTGCGGCAATGCGACGTTGCAGGGGTGGCAGAGAACGCTGCGGACCTTGCCCGTCTTGTGGCAGTGATCGACAACCGGCCGGGCTGGCGGTTTCCGGCAGATGGCGCAAACCCCGCCCTGCCCGACCAACAGAGCATCGGCCTCTGCCGCCGAGATGCCGTATCTTGCACGGAAGTTCTGGCAGCGCCTCGCCCCGGCTGAGAGCGGCTTCCGGGCTTTGCCGCGATACCTCGCATTGTAGCAGTCGGCGCAGTAGCTATGCCGCCGCGCGCCTTGGCGATGGAAGGCGGAAAGCGGTTTCTCGACCCTGCACATGGTGCAGGTCTTTTCCTCGATGCCGCTGCAAACGGAGCCGTACCGGATCACTCCCCTTCTCCATCACAGTCCGGTGCGGGGGTGGATTGGCGGGCATGCCCGCCGTCATTGAACCATTGACGGATATCGGCTTTCATTTCCTCGCAGACGTTTGGATCGTCTAGGGCTGCAGAAAGCCACGAGCCGACCGGCCAGAGCAGATCAGGAGCCGCCGCGATAAGGGCCTCCGTCCCCGCGACCGGCACGGGCCAGCCTCCACACCAATCGCTGAACTCGGTTTCCAGTCCCTTCGACCGAATGAAGGCGACCGCGTTGCGCGCCCATGCCTCGTAGCGGATCGAGGACGTACGGTCGGTTAGCGTATGTCCCCCGCTCATTGGTCAGAGCCTTTCGCGCGGAGGATTGCAGCGCATAGAGCTAGGGCGGGGGTGGCGGCGGTCGCGGTGAATCCATGATCGGCGTTGGCAGGTGTCACATTTGCCTTGGCGCGCTCGCCGCTGCCTTGAACCATCCCCCAGCCAAAACCCGGAAACACCCGAGAAGCCAGCGCCAGGGCGGCTTCGAGGGATGTCGAGGAAGCAGGGACATCCTTATCCGCCCGCGACCGCTCACCAAATGGAGGCCAGAAGCCTTCGATCTTCCGGGCAAATGACGGGTGGTCGGTCGCGTCGGCAATGAGCCAATCCAGCTCCCTGCTCCCCGCCTCAGCCGCTTCAAGTCTTGCGATTAGGTCGGTCATTGGGCGGGCTCGACTTCAAATCGCGGACCGTCAGCCCGGTAGGTCAGAACGACCTTGGGTCCATCTTTCGTGCAGGCGAACCAGAGAGGACCTTCATCGTCGTCGATGCAGTCCGTCGCGTCTGCTATCGTGTCGGCGGCGAACTCAGCGTCCCAGCCGGCGCCACCCTTGAAGTGGCGACGCCAGAACATCTCAGTGCCATCAGGGATAGTCTCGACGGCAATCCACTTTCCATCGATGAACTCGACCCGAACATCCCCCAGCACTTGAATGGTCGAGGCCTTGAACAACTCGCCGTCTTTGGCGGGCTCTTCGCGATTCCACTCATAGTCAGCCGCGCTTAGCCATTTGGCCCAGCCCTCAAGTGTGCAGTCGCAGGGCACAACTTCGTCTGTGTAATCGTCGATGTAGTAGAGCGTCTGAATCGGCAGAGTGGTCATTTCTCAGAGCCTTCTGATTGAGGGGTGCGGTCGTTGGCGGCGCGCTCTCGCATCGCCTTCTTCGTCAGCTTCGGCCGACCGTCGAAGCCGCGAGAGACGGAGCCGAAGCCCCGGCCCTGGATCTTGCGGGCCGGTTCGCCGCTACACGTCTCACCCGCGAGACGCTGGACCTTGGCAATGTCCTTGCGGTCCAGCGGGGTCTTCGCCGCATGGCAGCCCTTGTGTGCCGGGTAGAGGTTTTCGTCGCTGTCATCGGCGCTGATGGCGCGGGGGATGCGGTGCTCAATCTCGTATTCGGACCCGTGGATCTTGAGCCCGCAGATGCCGCACTTGCCGCCGTGAGCGAGGAAGATCGAGGCCCGGCGCTTTGCCGAGAACTTCGGGCGCGGCGGGACGACGACGCGGGCGCGCTGGGGCATGATGGATTGATCGGGCTTCATCCAAAGCTCTCCAGAGCTTCCCGCATGGCCGTTTCGACCCGTTCCGCCTGATCCGGCGCCGTGGTCATCAGCAGGGCGATGCGGGCCTTGTAGTGCTGGCTGGCCTGGAGAGTCTTCAGATCAGCGAGGGTCTTGAACGCCAGATCGGCAATGAACCGATCAACGCCGGAAACGACATCGACGGCCGAACCCGTTCCTTCATTGGCGCCATTCGCCTCAGCGGGTTCGGCCGTCTCTTCCCTGGATGACGGGGGAGCATCGCCAGGGAAGTCGTCGCCCTCATCCGTACGCGGGCCTCTAGTCCCATCGGATGAGGGCTCTTCCGAAGCGGGAGGGGGGTCCGCTTCGAAACTCGGAATGGTGTCTTCAGGGTCGAGGCCCTGAACGGTGTTGAAGCCCTCGCGGGGGCCGTCATCGGCCGGGGCGGACAGGCGAGCGGCAAGGCCGGGGCCTTCGGTCGGAACCTGGCGCGCCGTGACCGTTTGGAAGTCCTCGACCTCTTCACGGACCTGGAAGCCGCGCAGCATGTCCGCGCAGCCGTCGCGCAGAGCCCAGGCGCGGGCGCGCATCTGGAGCATCCGCTTCGGGTACTGTTGCCACGGTCCCTGCTTATTCCAGAGGCCCGCCTTCTTGGCGTCGGCGACCGAGAATGACCGCGCGATGGTCTCGCCGGTGTCAGGCCGGGTGACTTCGCAGGATGCGACGGCGTTGTCCCCGTCACCCTCGATCCACTCGCGCGCCTTGATGCCTTGGGCGCGGGCGACCGCCATTAGACCGTCACCCCACAGCGTCGGGCGGTTGTTGACGATGGCGAAGGACTGCAGGGCCTGGAATGGAGCGAGACCCAGCTCGGCGCCGGCCATGATCGCGACCATGACCTGTTCCGGCTTGTCCAAGCCACGGGGGGCCAGACCAGAGGCGGCGATCGCTTGGGCGACGCGGAAGGCCTCGTCCAGCGATTGCGGGACCAGGGCGGCGACCTGACCTCCCGCCATGATCGGCGGACGCGGGGTGGTGGTGACGGCGTTCATCAGGCGGCCTCGTTGTGGCGGTTGTTGTCGTTGGCTTCGGCGTCTTGCAGCTCAAGCTCGGTGTCGATCCGCTTGGCCGCATAGGCCGGGAGAGCGAGATATTCGGCGTCTCGCCTGTCGCCGCCTGGACCGGGCCATTCGCCAGTCTCCAGACAGCGGGCCATGGTGCGCAGGGCGGCGCGGACCTGCAGGCGTCCGCGCTCCAGATCAGCGGGCGTCAGGGTGGTGATGCGGACGCAGAATGGCGCCGTCTTCTCGACCCAGACGAGCGAGAACGACTGCATGGGGATGCCGAGAACCGCCTCGGACGCCATGCCGACGATTGCCCCCTGCATTGCATAGTCGAAGCTGGCGAGCGACTGCTCCAGTGCGCGGGTGGCGACGCTTGAGGTCGTCTTCAGGTCTGCGTAGTCCCCGGAGCCGTTCGGAATGACGTCAGGCCGGGACTTGAGCCAGATCCCGGTTTCCGCATCCTTCCAGATCAGCGAGCGCTCAACGAAGCCGTCGAGGATGCCCGCCTTGACCAGGGGGTGACGGCCCAGGCTTTCGGCCATGCTGGTTACGGTTTCCAGATCGGCCGGAGTGATGACGGTGCGACCGGCGAGGATTTGCTCGTCACGCCAGACCTGGGCGGCCTTGGTGCGCCAGTCCGTCCATTCATCGGGCCGGATGGCGAAGTCCTGCTCCAGCCCCTCCCTGCCCTCCAGCAGCAGCTTGTGAGCGAGGCGACCGACCGAAAAGGCCGGGTTGTCTTCGGCGGGGAGCCGTTTCGGGTTCAGGGCCGAACGCGCCCAAAAGTGCGCCGGGCTTTCCGCCCAGATCGTGCGGAGGCCGCTGCTGCTGACGGACGGACCCCGGCAGATGTCGGTGTGATAAAGATCGATCGGCAAGGCATAAACGCCCGGCTCGCTGATTTTGCCGCTGGCGGGCAACGGGAGGGGGTTGTGAAGGGTCATCGCTCGCGTCTCAATGGGATTGAAAGGACCGCCAGAACCCCAGCGGCTAGGACAAGAAGGGAAAGGCCGTTCACCGGGTCAGAAGCGTCCCGATGAAGCTGATCGCGAGAGCCCAGGTCGCCACACAGCCAATGATGACGGCGGCCCATACAAGGGCGATGAGATAGCGGCGGGTCATTGCGGTTCCGTGGCCTTGGCGATGGCGTCACGAATGCGGGCCGTTTCAGCCTTGACCAAAGCGACATGTTGGGCTCGGATCGCTGTCTGGATTTCGAGAATGGCGTCCTTGGTCGCCTTCTCGATCTCGGCCTTGAACTTGCTGTCGAGAGCACGCTCTACAATCCAGACCATGCGGGGTTTGCCGGACTGGCGGCCGTAGTAATCCGTCGAGATTTTGCCGTCTGGGCCGACGATCTCAGTCAGATATTCCTTGGCATAGAGGCCGATCATGTCCCGCATGGTCACAGGCTCTTTTGAGCCCGGCCCGGCCATCACGGGCTGGTCGATGATCTGCTCTGAGACCGCCGCCATCTTCGCGTCAGCCCTGGCGGTGATCTGGCGTATGGCCGCCTCTTGAACGGCCTTGGCGAGAGCGCCTTCGCTGGCGTTGCGACCCACGAGTTGGCGGGCCGCTGCCTCGATCACCAGCTCTTCCATGTCTCGAACGGTCCAAGACCGCATCTGGACATGGAACTCGATCTTGGCCTCAGGATCGCTTGCGGTCGTGGCTGTCAGGTCTTCACGCGGAGACTCGCCCTCGTCGAAGTCGTGCAGGTCGGCCAACTCTGAAGTGTCGGCAATGTGCGTGTCGGTCATTGGATTTCCTCTAGGATTGAAGGGTGTTCACAGAAGCCAGAAGGCGCTGATCACCACGCACCCAGCCGCAAGGACCAGAGAGGCTTTGATCAGGTTGATGGGGTAGCGGCGGGGCTTCGGTTCAGGACGGCTTGCGGCCATCACTGCGTTGCAATACCGCTCGTTCCAGCGGTCCCTGACTTGGTCCCATTCGGGGTTCGAAAGGGCGCCGGTGATGGGGTGGCGGGTCATGCTTCACCTGCCATGTGTCCGCCAGCAGCCTCAGCGGCCATCTGCATCGCGATCTGCGGCGCGAGCTGGTCAAACATGACGAGCAGATCGGCGCGAAGCCTCTCTACGGTCATATCCGACATGGTCATGGCGTAGGTGATGAGACCCAGGAACACGCCTTGGATCATCGGTCCCGCGTCAGTTGAGCCGGAGATTGCGGCCTCTAGGGCATGCAAGCCGTCCATGAAATCGCAGGTCGTGTCAGCGCAGCGGTCTGCAATGTCAGCGTATTGGGCTTGATCGGTGATCGGAATGTAGGGAAGCTCGCCCATCACGCCGCCCTCGCCATGTTCGCCGGAGGCGTCGGGACAAACCCTTCCGCCGCCCGAATGGCCCTGACCAGATCAAGAAGCTGGTTCTCATAGATGCTGATGCCCAGCGGATCGGCGGCACGGACGGCGAGATCCGACACTTCGGGGACCAGATCACGGGCTTCCTTGATCGTCAGCCAGCGTCGGTTATGGCGCCACAGTATGCGGTCGCCCTCAGCGACGAAGGAAACGATGCGGCAGGGCGGAACGTCCGCCATGTCGATATTGCCGGAAGCGCGGGTCAGAACCCGGCCCAAGATGGTGTCGAGGCGTTCCATGGTCAGGCCGCCTCGTTCGTCAGAGCGTTGTCGTTGGCGGTCAAAGCGCGCGGGGCCGTCGTGAACACGCCGACCAGCTTGTCGGTCCAGAACTTGCCGACCCAGCTTTCCGAGACGGCCCGGCCTAGCTGGCAGGAGATCATCTTGGGTTCGGGGCCGTTGATGTCGGAGAGGACACCGGCATGGAAACCGTCACGGCCCATGTTGAAGACCAGCACGTCGCCGGGCTTGGCCTGGGCCAGGGCGATCGGCGCCATGCCGCGACCCAGGAAGGTGTTCAGAGCGATGGAGCGCTCACGCGGCCCCCAGCCGGGGGCGAAGGTCAGGGCCCGGCTGCCGAGGCAGCGGGCGATCATGGTCCAGCCGTTGAAGGAGGTCTCAGCGTCTTGGGCGCTGGCGTAGGCGGTGCCGATCAGCGAGCGGGCGGTTTCCAGCACGGCGGATCGGGTGGCGGTGGCGGGTTGGATGGACATCGGTCTCTCCCGGTTGATGGAGAGAGTGAAGCAATAATGCGGCGCTCCGTCAACCGCAAAAAAGCGGCACTTGCCAGAACGCAAAGTGAATGTGCCGCAACCATGCGCTTGTCAGGCTGCGCGAACACGCTCAAGTATGCGTCTGTTGAGTCGTTTGCCTTCCCGCGCAGGAACTAAGCGCGGGCTCCCGATGAACCGGACGGATAACGGTGGCGGCGCGGGAGTAGGAACCACGGGATGCGGTCGTGCCAAAGGGGAGTCCGAAAGGTGGAGCCCCGACCGCCAGCGAGACACATCGCTGAAAGCAGCCACCAACTCGCGGGCCGTGTCGGCACCTCGAGGTCCGTAAGCGCCGGTCGGCTCCACTGAGCAGACAAGCCCCGGACTGGACCGCCCTCGGTAGGCTAAGGCCGCCGGGGAGCGGTCCTATGTCCGGTCACACCGATCTCACCACTGAGCAGGTTGTCTAACTCAGTACTGGCTCAGGGTGCTGATATACGCGCGAATAACCAGCCCGACGATCTCGACCTCCGCCTCTTCGTCGTCATTGAGCCCGGCGCGATACTCGAGCGGCTCCTGCCAGCGCGGATTGTGTGATCGAGGCCAGAGACGAATCCCTTCGCGGTTCACCTCGACCTCCTTAACCGAGCGTTCAAAAAATTGGCCGCCGGCGCGGCGCCGGATCACCACCACCAGATCCCGGTCGCGGGGCGCATACCCCAGGGCGATGGCGTCCACGACGTGGATTAGCGCCTCAGGGGGAACGCGCCGATCCATGGAGTCCCCGACGACACGCTCCAACCACTGCGGAAAGTCGACAAAAGGCGCGATGCGCTGGGCCTCGGCGTACCCATAAGGCTCGTCCCGCACCTCGTCAGCCGCCAGCCACGCCCCGGCCGCCACCTCATAGGCAATCGGAAGCTCCATGGACTCAGGGGCGGGTGCGGATGCCACCCCGATGTCCGGCGGCGACACGCCAGCGGCGCGCGCGAGTTTCAGAAGCGTCCTCGTGGAGGTGACATTGGCGTAGTCCTCCTTGAGGGGGCGCTGCACGGTAGAGGGCGATAATTCGGCCACCTGCGCCCACTTGCGAGCTGTCCACGACTTTTCAGCCAGGACAGCCTTCATCCATTCTCTAATCGCCGCCGCTGCATCCATGGAAAGCGGACTAGCAGGGGAGAAGGCGGCATCTGAGCCGCAAGAAAGCGTTGACAGGTGCAGCATTAATGCGGCACCTTCCGCGTCATGTCACATCTCCTGCGCCAGTTTGAAGCGGACTGCCAAGCCGCTCGGATCACCCCGCCACGTGTCTTGCGCCACGCGAAGGTCCACCCGTCGCTGTGGTGGAAGTGGAAGGAAGGGAAGGTCTCGCCCACACTCAAGAGCTTTGAACGCGTGTGCGACGCGCTCTCTGAGATGAAGGCCGCCAACGATGACGCCGCTTCGGAGCGCGCGGCATGACGGCGCTGGCCCTCGCCCCCGAGGCCGGTCAGGGTCTCGCCCTCTACGAACGCATGTGCACGGCGATTGCCGAGTGCGTTCGCGTCGATGAAGCCAAGGACATCCGCGACAAGGCGCTGGCGCTGGAGGCCTACTATCGGCAGGCCCGAAATCTGGATGCTGAGCGTGAGGCGGCGAACGTCCGTCTTCGCGCCGAGCGTCGGGTCGGGGAACTGTTGAAGGAACTCGCCAGGACAGAACCGGCTGAAAAGGCCGTCCGCGCCAATGAAGCGATGGGACGTTCGTCCACCGATGAGACGAACGTCTCCATCTCCGAACTGGCCCGTTCTCGCGGCCCCTCTCCCTATGCCGCCGCGCTTTCCGAACAGGGCATGAGCCGCCAGCAGGCGAGCCGCTATCAGGCCCTGGCGGACATTCCGGAACCCGTCTTTGAAAAGGCCCTGTCCGGTCCTGAGAAAGCGACCACGACCGGGATGCTGAAGCAGGCACAGGAAGCCCGCGCCCAAGTCCGCGATCCTGCCCCCAAGCCCCGCGTCTCCGATGCCGCGCTGTGGCTGTGGGGCACCCTCCGGGACTTCGAGAACGACGGATACCTTTCGCGCCCCCTCGCCCCCGTCCTGACCGACATGACCGACGCCATGCGCGCCGATGTGTTGCGTCTCGTCCCTCACGTGATCGCCGCCCTTTCCAGCCTGGAGCAGCCCGAATGAGCCTGCACGAACAAATCGCCACCGACATCAACGACGTGATCGAACAGCACGACGGAGTGGAGGTCATCTCCGCCGCATCGGTCGCGCTGATCCTGCACGACCGCTATGGCGGTGCCCAAGCCGAACCTCATCTGGCCTATGCTTCCCTCGAGCATCTGAAGCAGATGGCGCGGGCCCGGCTTGGCAAGCGCTACGGCGCCGCCACCAGTTCGCCGAACGAGGCGCAGGGCGAGTTGTTCGCTAACGCACTGCAGGAGCGCTACCCGGTCCCGACGCCGAAGGGTTCCGACCCGGTTTACAAGTTGACCTCGGCGCTCACTCACGACGAACTCCTGTGGAACGCTGCGCGGCTGGAGAAGGCTGGCAAAACGCTGCTGGAACACAGCCGGGCGCTGAAGGCCAAGGCCCAGGAACGTGCTGCTGACGCGGCGAACGATAACGCCACGGCTTCCGACAAGGGAGCCGCACCGGCCTCTCCTCCGCGGCGTCCTCCTCGCCGAACGTCAGGCCGCAGAGGCTCGTGATCTCTCTCAGCGGGCCGACGTCAAAGTCATCTGCAGCATCGGCATACCCAAGCCACAGCCTGACGCCGCCAATTCTGAACCCCATCCCGAAACCGCCAACCAGCCTGAACCGGCTGCCTGAGTACGGCGCCGGTCCCCCACCCTCACCCCTGAACCGAAGCTCAGCCTTTAGGGCAACAAATGTCGAACTTCTCTCCGATGAAGCCGCGCACGCCCGGGACGATCTGGTCAGCGATCAGCCGCGCGATGGATCAGCTGGGCGGCGCCGATGCGATGGCGACGGCGGTGAACCGCAAACCATGGTGGGCTTACACCGTGAGCGATGAAGACGCGGCGGCGAACGCCCGCACCAACCTTTCATTCGCTGACGCCTGCGCCTTGGCGGAAAAAGGCGGCGTCGCTCTCGCCGAGCACATCGCGCTGAAGGCCGGCGGCGTCTTCGTCCCATCGGGCGTGATTGATGAAGCCGCCTTGCAGGCCCACGTCGCCGCCTTCTCAGTCGAGAGCGGAGAGGCTGTCGGCGAAATCATCCGCCGTGCTGCCGATGCAGACGGCTTCAGCCAGCAAGATGCTGTGGCTTCGCTCCCGCACATCAAGGACGCCCTCCGTCCGCTGCTGGCGCTCTACCACCACTGCGTTTCGGCATCGGGGAAGCGCTGATGCCCGGCAAGACCATCTTCGGCGCTCAAGAAGACGATGACGATGACGGTCAGATCGACATCGAAGACGCCGCGAACGACGACGGCGCCGCTTCTGACGAGGCGGCCTGATGTCGGGGCTGGCCTTTACCATTCCGGGCGACCCTCGCGGTAAGGGCCGGCCCCGCGCCACTGTTTTCAAGGGCAAGGACGGCGCGCCCGCCCGCGCCCGTATGTTCACCGACAGCAAGACCGTCAGCTACGAGAACCTCGTGAAGCTGGCTGCGGCTCGGGCTCTGGGCGACCGTCAACCCTTCGACGAGCCGCTGGCCATGACGGTGATCGTCCGCATGACCCCGGCGGCCTCGCACAGCGAGAAGAAGCGCCGGGCGATGATCGCGGGTGAGATCGCCCCGACGAAGCTCCCCGACCTCGACAACGTCGTGAAGGCCGTCCTCGACGGCTGCAACAAGGTGGCCTTCCGGGACGACGCCCTGATCGTCCGCCTGACCGCCAGCAAGACCTACGCGCTGACGCCGGGCGTCGACGTCGAGGTCCATCCCCTCAACTTCATGGCCGGGAGGGCCGCATGATCCCCGACAAGATCAATCAGAACGCATTCGAAGCCGACTGGACCAAAGGGGTCAGTATCCGAGCAATGGTGGTCAAATACCGGGTCAGTCAGACGACCTTGCGGAGAGTCCGCCTGGAGATGGGTCTTCCGGACCGGGAAAGGGACACCAACACGCATCCGCCCGAAACGATCAAACGCATCGCGACCCTTTGGGCTGAAGGGAAGTCAGCCTCAGAGATAGCCAGAGCTTTCGGCGGGCGCTGGACCCGAAACATGGTCGTGAGTCTCGTCAACAGGAACAACCTGAGCACGCCGGAACGGAAGTTGGCGGCGATGAAGGCCAGCGCCATCCGCCGCCCCAAGTCGGTCAGGATCAAAAAGGAGCGGTGCGTTATGGACGCCGCTATCAGGCCGCAGAAGGTCAAGCCTGAGCCCGTCAAGGCCGAAGGCCCGATGTTGGGCGTGCCCTTCCCAAAGCTCTCGCCGGAAAAGACCGACGAAGTGCGTGCGGCTCGGGCGGCGACAGGACGAAGAGCGATCACCGGCATGGATGCCGTCGCCAACGACAACTCCGTCCCCCTCATGGAGCGGAAGTTCGGTCAATGCGCCTGGCCTGTCGGAACGCCGGATCGGCCCCGCGATCAACTCGTCTGTGGCGCCTCAACCTATGAAGGGGTCGAGAACTGCCCCTACTGCGTCACGCACGCCAAGCGGGCCTTTGCCCGTGATGTGACCCAGCCGAAGCCCAAGGACAATCTGGACCGGGCTGCGCAGAGGTGGGCCGCCTAATGACCCGCCGCGAGAATTACATGGTCGAGAAGATCGACCGAGCCCGCGAAGCCCCCGCTATCAAGGCCGAACGCCAACGCAGGGCAATGTATCTGAAGGCCCAGGCTCGCCGGGCTGTGACCTCGATCCTTGCCGACATCGAATGTGCCGATGAGCGGGCCGCTATCCTTGGCGACCTGATCGACGTCGCCGCCGAATACCGCTGGCCTATCCTGGGCCGGGTGGAAACCGCAACCGCCCTGAACAGCGTCGCTGCCGATGTGTGCGCCGTCTTCCGGCTCCCGCGCGCCATCAAGAATGCGGCCGCAGAACAGGCCTTCGCCAAACTGACCAGAGCGGCCAACGATAGGGGCGCAGATGATTGAGCCCCTGCCCGCTGGCCCATTCGCCTGCATCCTCGCAGATCCGCCGTGGCATCATGCCTCGCGCTCTCCGAAGGGGCAGACCAGCCGTTCGCCCTCGCACCACTACCGGACAATGCCGCTTGCCGACATCAAGGCCATGCCCGTCGCTGATGTCGCGACGAAGGATTGCCACCTGTTTCTCTGGACCACAGGCCCGCATCTTCAGCAGGCGTTCGAGGTCATGAACGCCTGGGGCTTCCGCTACTCCAGCCTCGCCTTTGTATGGGTTAAACGCAGGAAGCAGCCGGACGGTGATGACGACGGTGTCCTGTTCATGGACCGCCGCGACCTCTTCACCGGCATGGGCTACACGACGCGCCAGAACGCAGAACTGGTTCTCTTAGGCCGCCGGGGCGCGCCCAAGCGCCTGTCCAAGTCCATCCACCAGATCATCACGGCGCCGCGCCAGGAACACAGCCGCAAGCCTCTGGAGGCACACAGCCGGATTGAGCGCTATTGCGACGGCCCGCGCCTGGAGCTTTTCGCCCGCGCGCCTCGGGATGGCTGGACGGTCTGGGGGAATGAGACCGCGAAGTTCGCCGCCAACGACCAGATCAGCACGGAGAAGGCGGCATGATGGCCCCCCGCGACCAGGGCGAGGCCATCAAGAGCCTGCCGTCGAACATCGAAGCCGAGCAAGCCCTTCTCGGCATCCTCATGTTTGACAACGCCGTGTTTGAGCGCCTGCCCGATGGCTTACGCGGCTCGCACTTCTTTGAACCGTTCCACCAACGCCTCTTCGACGCGATCTCGGAGAGCATCACGGCAGGCGCTGCGGCTGATCCGACCATCCTCATGACTCGGTTCACCAATGACCCGGCCTTTGCCGAGTTCGGCGGGCTTCGGTATCTGGCAGACCTCGTTGACCGCGCGCCCCCTGGGTCCAATGCTAAGGACTATGCCCGGTCGATCCATGACCTCGCCATACGCCGCGACCTCATCCGCATCGGCGGGGAGATCATCACCAATGCCCCGGACCCGGATCGACCGGCAAAGGATCTGCTGTCAGAGGCCGAAGGGGCGCTCTATGGCCTAGCTGAGACCGGTAGCGCGTCCGAGGGCGTCCAGACCTTCAGCAGCGCCCTGGACGGCGCCATGCAGGCCATTGAGGGTGCCTTCCGCTCCGATGGGCAACTGACCGGCATCGCGACCACTCTGGTCGATCTGGACCAGAAGCTGGGCGGGCTCCACGACAGCGACCTGCTGATCCTCGCCGGTCGTCCGTCTATGGGTAAGACGGCCCTGGCGACCAACATCGCGTTCAACGTCGCCAAGAACTATCGCTGGGTCGAGGACGCCGACGCGCCGGATGGCCGAAAGACCGTTGCCGGCGGTCGTGTGCTCTTCGCCTCCCTGGAAATGTCCAAGGAGCAGTTGGCCCAGCGCATCCTTGCCGACGCTTCTGGCGTGTCATCCGACCGGATGCGGAAAGGTCAGATCAACGAGGCCGAGTTCCGACGCATCCGCGAATGCCGCGACCTGATCGAGAAGATCCCGCTGCACATCGATGCGACCGGCGGGCTGCACATCGCCAAGCTCGCCGCCCGCGCCCGGCGCCATAAACGCAAGTTCGGCCTAGAGCTTATCGTGGTGGACTACCTGCAGCTCGTCACCACAGACGGCGCCAGGGGCAACGGACGGGTGCAGGAAGTCACGGCCATCACCGGCGGCTTGAAGGCCCTGGCGAAGGAGTTGAACGTCCCGATCATCGCCCTGTCTCAGCTTTCGCGCCAGGTCGAAAACCGCGAGGACAAGCGGCCCCAGCTTTCTGACCTTCGGGAGTCGGGATCGATCGAGCAAGACGCCGACGCCGTGATGTTCGTCTATCGCGAGGCCTATTACCTGAGCCGGTCTGAGCCGAAGGAAGGCACGGCGGAGCACATGGAATGGCAAGCCGAAATGGCCATCAAGGAGCATGAGGCCGAGGTCATTATCGGCAAGCAGCGACACGGCCCCATCGGCACGGTCAAACTCGCCTTCGACGCCGAAACGACCCGGTTTGGAAACCTCGCGCGGGGGTCAGACTATGAGACCGCGCGTATGCCCTATGGTGACAACTGATGGCCAAGAGGGAGAACTTCTATCGGCGCGACCCAAACAAGGCTCTGTCCGGCATGATCGGGCTCAGCCTGGAGGAGCGCGGTGTCTATAATACCGTCCTCGACATGCTCTATCAGACGTGGCGACCTCTTGAGGACGACCGCCGCTATATTGCCAATTGGTGCGGCTGTGCGGTCCAGAAGCTGAACCCGATCATCAATCGCCTGCTGGAGCGAGGACGCCTCATCTCTTTCGAAGAGGGGGGGCGAACCTACATCTCGGACGAGGCCTTCGAGGCCGAGCGAAAGGCCGTCAAGGGCGGTGCTGGGACACGCTCTGGACGGGCTCAGATCAGGGAGAAGTCGGGAGAAGTCGAGGAGAAGTCGGCAAGTGTCGAACAGAACCCGGCACTTCTCGACACCTCAACTGATGAAAAACAAACGCTTATGCCTCTAGAGAAGACAAGAGAAGAAAAGAAGGATGCTAACGCATCCTATGTCCGCCCGGTGCCGGACGATGCGTTCACGCTCGCATGGAAAGCCTATCCTGCGCTGGGTCGATCACGCTCCAAATCGCAAGCCAAGACCAAACCGGTTTGGCGCGCGGCGGCGAAGATCGCTGGCGGCGATGATCGGCTCTTGGCGGCGGTGCGGCGCTACGTCGCCGAAGACACGACCCACAAGGGCGAGTGCGGCCCCCCAGCGTTTGACCGCTGGCTCAGGGATGGACGATGGGAGCATTGGCTTCCGACCTGGACGGGTGCGGACCAAGCGTCAGGCCCGGCCCCGGCCGCTGTCTTCGACGGCCCGCCCGACATCCGCGCCTGGACTGCTGAACACCACGGCGAGCCCTACGCCCGTTCCTACGTCGATCCGGCCCGATGGGACGGCGCCAACCGCACCCTTCTCGCCGCCAACCCGTTCGCGCTCGGAAAGCTGAAGTCCGACCTCGCTCCGATCTGCACGAAGTGGAAATTCACCGTCGTCCTGGCTGTGGCCAACGACACCCCCAAGCCTGACCTGTTCGGTAAAGGAGAAGCGGCATGAGCGATCCCTTCTTAATCAAGGGCCCGGCGCTGATCTCGTTCAGCGGCGGTCGGACCTCGGCCTACATGCTGTGGCGCATCCTCCAGGCACACGGAGGTCGGCTTCCGGACGACGTGATCGTAGCTTTCGCAAACACCGGCCGGGAGCGCGAGGAAACCCTACGCTTCGTATACGAATGCGGTGCTCGATGGGGGGTCGACATCCGTTGGCTAGAGTTCGTCACTGACCTCAAGAGCGTCGGCCCAGAAGGGCGCATTCAGATCGTCGGCTTCAACAGCGCGAGCCGCAACGGCGAGCCGCTGGACCGGCTGATCGCCCGCAAGCAATCGCTGTTTTCAACGCTGCGAGGCCGCTGGTGCACTGATTTCGCGAAGGTCAGGACGCTTACCGACTACATGGCGACTTTGGGGTATGAGCCCGGCAAGTTCACCGAAGTCATCGGCTTCCGCGCGGACGAATACGACCGGGTCGTTGAGCTACCTCTTCGCCCCCGCAATGTGACACGCCGGTTTGCTTTCCCGCTCGCGAAGGCAGGCATTCGCCGAAGTGACGTTGAGGCCTTTTGGTGGGGCGTCGGCGGCACCTTCGAAGCCAACGACAAGCCCCAAGGCTTTGACCTGGAACTGAAGAAGGGCACCGGCAACTGCGACCACTGTCCGTTCTTAGGCGAAAAGACCCGCATCGCTCGGGCCCGGCGCAATCCGGAAGGCCTCGACTGGTGGAAGCGCCACGAGGCGGAAAGAAACTTCGCGTTCGGCCGGATGAGCATCGCCGAGATTGAGCAGCACATTGCCGACAACCCTCTGCTGATCCCGCTGGATGAAATTGAGGACGAAGAGCCCGACACCGACTGCTTCGGCTGGTGTGAGGGCGTTGCCGCCAACCAAAACATTCCCACCTCGGAGCAAGCCGCATGAGCAAGCAATCCAAAGCCAAGGCGAAGCTCCGCAAGGGCCGGTACGCCAAGCCCTCCCCTCTCCGCCGCATAGGTCTGGGGACCGAGGCCAACGACAACCACGCCAACGACAACTACACGGCGCCGGTAACGATCCGGGGGGTGAGGCTGAGCGAGGGCCAGGCCTATCGCTACCATATCGCAGTCAGGAACCGGGCTCACTCCAGCGTTGAGATCCAGCGCGCCGGCCATGTCGCCCTTGAAACCCTGAACCGCGAGATCGACGCCATCCTAGCCGCGAAGGAGGCCAAGGCGGGCCTGACCGAGCGCATGGGGCTGGAGGCGCTCCGGGGTATCCGTATCGAACCGTCCAAGGTTGAGGGAGCCGTAGGCGTCCCCAGGCTGCACACCGATGGGCTGGAGACTATGCTTTCTGCCGGGGCCATCAGCACTACCCAGCACGCGGCCGGGCTTCGCTACAGGGCCGATTACGAGACCTTGGACCCAGAGGGAGGTCTGACCCCGCCCCAACTCGACCCGGAGAAGATCAAAAGCGCCCATGGCGGCGAAGGGTGGGACGACAAGCGGCGCGAGATCGAGGAGCGGGTCTTCCGCGTCCACCTCATGATCTGCGGCATCGACAACAAGCCCGGAGAGCGGGGCGCGATCCCAAACCTACCCAAGGGACACCCCGCCATGAGGGCGATCTATGCGCTAGACGAAGTCGCCGGTAAGGGCCGCATCATCTCTTACATGAGCGAGAGCGGATCGGTTCGGGCCAGGATCAGGGACGATCTGACCTTTGCCCTCGACACCTGCGAGATCGTGTACGGCCTAGGATGATCAACACCACATCTTGACATCGGAAGCCGAAGAGTGGACACACGGCAAATCGGGCTTCACGCCCAAAAGGCTCCCAAGCAACCGCTCGGGGGCCTTTTTCGTGTCCTACACCCTCCATGCTCGGCGCTGCGGCAATGGCTGGCTGGGGAGAATGGCGCGGGAAATGGTTCCCCTCTGGGACTTGAAAGACCTGCCTCGGCAGGCCGCCCGGTTCGCCGGGTGCTGATAACGGGAGCGCTTATGGCCCGCCCCACCCTCTTCAACGAGAGCCTGGCCGAAGACATCTGCGAGCGTATTGCTGACGGCGAAAGCCTGAGGTCCATCTGCGAGGGCGACGACTACCCCGACAGGCGGACGGTCAATCGGTGGCTCGCCGATCCTGAGCATGTCGAGTTTCGCCGCCAGTACGCGCTCGCGCGCGAAGCTTCGGCCGACGCTGACGACGACGACATCCGTGACATCGCGCGGCGCGTCGAGAAGGGCGACCTCGATCCCCAGGCGGCGCGCGTCGCCATAGACGCCAAGAAGTGGTCGGCCGGAAAGCGCAAGCCGAAGGTCTACGGCGACAAGGTCGCTCTGGTCGGCGGCGGCAAGGACGACGCTCCGATTCGCCACTCCCACGCCTTCGACTTGTCCGACGCGACCGACGAGGAGCTTGATGTCCTTGAAGGCTTCATCCGTCGTCGAGCTTCCAACACTGGAGGAGATCAGGGCGGAACGGGCGAGGCGGAAGGCTGAGGCTGACCGTCAGCGCCTGATCGACCACCAGGGCGAAATCCGCGCCCGTTGCGACAGTCTGCACGGGTTCATCGAGGAACACTGGCACATCCTGGAGCCGAAGCGGCCGTTCAAGTCGGGCTGGGCTCTCCGGGCCATGTGTCGGCACCTCGAGGCGGTCACCGCCGGCCAGATCCAGTTCCTGCTGATGACCGTCCCTCCGGGGATGATGAAGTCGCTTCTGCTGGTCTTCTGGACCGCATGGGAATGGGGTCCGAAAGGCCGACCCGACCTTCAGACCCTGGCAACCTCCTACAGCCAGGCCAACGTCCTGCGGGACAACCTCAAGCTCCGGCGCCTGATCGAGAGCGACCAATACCGCGCCCTCTGGCCCCTCACTCTCCGCGCCGACCAGAACGCCAAGGGCAAGTTCGAGAACACCGACAACGGCTTCAGCGAGGCCCGGCCGTTCAGTTCGATGACCGGTGGCAGGGGCGACCGGGTCAAGGTCGATGACCCGCACTCGACGGAAAGCGCCGAATCCGACGCCGAGCGTGAGACCGCCGTCCGCATCTTCCGGGAAGGCATCTCCGACCGCATGAACGACGTCACCACGTCGGCCATCGTGATCATCATGCAGCGGCTGCACGCCAAGGACGTTGCTGCGGTAGCGCTCGAGTTGGACATCGGGTTTGTTCACCTGAACCTGCCCATGGAGTTCGAAGCCGAGCGGACCGGCGACGACGGCAAAGTCACCGGCGGGCCGTGCCGGACCTATGTCAACGGAGAGCTATTCTTCGAAGATCCGCGCACGGTCGAGGGCGAGCTTCTCTTCCCCGAGCGCTTTCCGGCCGCCGAGGTCGCCAGGCTCAAGAAGGCCAAGGGGTCATACGCCTGGGCTGGGCAATACCAGCAGCGCCCCTCTCCTCGCGATGGTGGGATATTCCAGCGGGAGTGGTTCAAGCCAATCTCAGTTCTTCCCGCTGGACCAAAGCGCACTGTACGGGCCTGGGATGTGGGCGCCACGGAAGGCGGCGGAGACCCCAGCGCCGGCGTCCGCTGTACCCAGATCGGATACGGGGAAGATGCCGTCTACGTCTTTACCGACGCCAAGGTCGGGCAATGGAGCCCGGCTCAGTTCGAGCAGCAGATGAAACTGACGGCGGCGGCGGACACCACGGCGGTTACGGTGAGACTCCCTCAAGACCCAGGCGCCGCCGGCAAGGGCTACGTCCAGACGCTGGTAAAGAAGCTGCCCGGCTACACCGTCCGAACCGAGCAGCCCACAGGCTCCAAGCTGACCCGCGCTACAGGCCTCGCGACACAGGCCGAAGCGGGCAACGTCTTTCTCCTGACGACAGGTGACCCCATGCGAGACGCCTGGATTGAGCCCTTTATCGACGAGCTTTGCGTCTTTCCATCAGGCGCCCATGACGACCAGGTCGATGCTGCGGCTGACGCCTTCAACGAACTCGCTCTGGGGCAGACATCCACTGTCGCCCTGTTCCTGTCCAAGCGGCATCGCGGATGAGTGCCCGTCACCTCCTGCTGAACGCGGCTTCCCGGTCGCTTCAGACGATGTTCCCCGGCTTCTTCGGCGGGCAGAAGCACAATCACGCCGCCGACTTCGGCTATCCTGACCGGGTCACCTTCGCCGAGGCCTATCACGCCTACACCCGCTACCCGCTCGCCGCCGCTGCGGTGGACAAGACCATCGGCAAGACCTGGGAGGACAATCCCTTCCTCCAGGAGTTCCAACGAGACGGGACCAAGGACGGCGACCAGGGCGAGACTAAGCTCGAGGCCGATATCCGCCAGCGGTTCGATGATCTCCGGGTCTGGCAGCACATGGCCGAGTGCGACCGCCGAGGCTTGGTCGGCGCCTATGCCGGGCTGATCCTCCGCCTCGCCGATGACAAGCCCTTCCGCGAGCCCGTTGATCGGGTGAATGGCGGGCTGCTCGGCCTAGCCGAAGTCATCCCTGCCTGGGAAGGCCAGCTGACCGTCAGCGAATGGGACACGGACGAACGGTCGGAGACCTACGGGCAGCCGAAGATGTTCGCTTTCGCCGAGAGCGCGGTCGGTCAACAGCAACAGCCGCGCACCTTCAACATCCACCCGGACAGGGTGATAGTCTGGTCGGCGGATGGGACGCTCAACGGCCGCTCCGCCCTCGAGCCCGGCTACAACGCCCTCCTGGACATGGAGAAGATCCGGGGCGGCGGCGGCGAGGGCTTCTGGAAGAACGCTAAGTCCGGCCTGAGCCTGGAGATCGACAAGGACGCCAACGTCGAGAACATGGCCCGCGCCATGGACGTGCCCGTTCCCGAGTTGGTCGACAAGATCAACGAGCAGGTCGAGGGGTTCAACGCCGGCTTCGACAAGTCGCTGCTGCTCCAGGGCATCAAGGCGACGCCGATGCAGGTGAACCTGCCCTCGCCTGAACACTTCTTCGCCGTGGCTGCGCAGTCGTTCGCGGCTTCGTTCTCGATCCCGATGAAGGTGCTGATCGGCTCTCAGACCGGCGAGCGCGCCTCGACCGAGGACAGCGAGGAATGGGCCAAGGTCAACATGGCCCGGCGCATCAATCAGGCGATCCCGTCGATCATGGGTTTCGTCAACCGTCTGGAGCGCTTCGGCATCCTGCCGGCGAAGGACTGGTTCTTGGACTGGAAGAGCCTGCTCGACCCCTCCCCGAATGAAATGCTTGAGCGGGTCGAACGAATGGCTGCCGTCAACGACAAGATGCGCGCCTCCAATGAGTTGGTCTTCACTGGCGATGAGATGCGCTCGGAAGTCGGGCGCGAGCCGCTCAGCGACGCCGATAAGTTCGGGGATGAGGTCTCGGAAGATGAGGAGCGAGACGCGCTCGGGTCGCCTGACGATGACGCTGATGTGCTTGGGGGGAAGCGCGAAAGAAGCTAAGGTATATCGGCTCGACGAGGTGTTGGAAGCGCCCCGCCGAGCCTAACCACAACGAACGGATGAGGTTCGCCATGGCTACCCCTGCGGTATGCAAAATCGACGGCTGCGGCAAGCCGCACTTGGCGCGTGGCTGGTGTGAATCCCACTATCGGCGCTGGCGCCGACACGGTGACGAACTGGCGGGTGGAACACGCAACGGCGCCGTCAAAGAATGGATCGACGAAGTCGCTCTGAAGCACGACGGCAGCGACTGCCTGATCTGGCCCTTTGCCCGCGACAAGAACGGCTACGCCAACGGCGGTCACCCAGCGCACCGGTCTCGTCGAGCCTATCGGATCATCTGTGAGTTCGCGCACGGCGCACCGCCGACGTCCGGTCACGAAGCCATTGCCGAACGCTTCGGCGTGGCCAGAGCAACTATCAGCCTGATCTCATCGGGCGCGACTTGGGCTTGGCTGACTTAGCCCCCGAAGACGACCCGGCCGCCGAGTCCTGACCACATCCACAATCCGAAGGAGGCGCGCGTGCAACAGCATGACGTGAACGCCCGCACGTTCGTCGTGAACAAGGATCGGACGAAAGATATCGCGCTGGCCAAAGCCAAATTGCAGGACGCGATTGCTCTTCACAAGAAACATATGAACGGCACGGCCCCCACTACAGGCGCAGCCGGTGAGGAATCGCAGCAGGCGATGATGGACATGATGGTCGAGGCACTAAGCGCCTTGACCGGCGAGTCATCGTCTCGCGGTGACATGGCGTCCATGAATGATGCCGTCCGCGTCAACAAGGCCCTCATTGCCGGTGATCAGGTCCGCGTCAACATCCGCACCCTGGCCAACTCGGCCAAGATCCGACGCGAGAAGCGCAACGGGCGCGACGTGATCATCGTCCCCTCCGCCACCCTGCCCGACGACGTCGTGATGAACGACATCCTCTACCCGGCGGCGGAGATCGCGAAGTCGTTCAAGTCGCTGGAGCGGACCCCGGCTCCGCTGGGCCATCCCAGCGTCAACGGCAAGTTTTTGTCAGCGCGAGACCCCGAGGGCCTGAACCAAGGCTGGATCGGCGCCTGGAATGAGAACGTCCGTCAGGAAGGCGGCCGCGTCCTGCTGGACAAGGTGATCGACGTCGAGCGCGCCAACCAGTCCGAGGGCGGCAAGCGGGTGCTGGCGGCCATCGACGCCGGTGACCCGGTCCATACCTCTACCGGCCTGCTGGCCATCATGGACGCCGCCAACGGCGACGTTCCCTACAAGTTCACCGCTCGCGATATCGAGTTCGACCACGACGCGATCCTCTTGGACGAGGACGGCGCGGCCACCCCGGAACAGGGCGTCGGCATGATGGTCAACTCGGCGGGCAAAGAGATCGGCGTCATCAACAGCACCCTCACCGAGGATGCTGAGCGTGGCGTCGATTGGGCGCTGGACAACCTCGCCCAAGCTCTGGACCGGCGCGAGCGTGCGTCGTGGCTGGAGCGCGTCAAAACCGCCCTTATCGAGGCCCTCAAAGGCTCCGAGCGGGTCCCCTCTGAACAGCAAAACAAGGACGCTGACATGACTGTCTCGAAAGAACAGTTCGATGCGCTGTCCGGCGAGGTGAAGACCCTCTCGGAAAGCGTGAAGACCATCGGCACCAGCATCGGGACTTCGGTCGCCGAGGCGGTCGCCAATGCGCTGAAGCCGATCACCGAACAGCTGGAGGCTCAGGCCAACAGCGCCAAGGCGACCGAGGAAGCGGAGCTCAAGACCCTTCGCGAGAAGATCGTCGCCGGCAACATCATGGACGAGGCCGCCGCCGGCGAGCTCACCCTGAACGCCGCCCGCGCCCTGGCTCCCAAGGCCGAGCCCGGCAAGGCCGCCCCCATCGTCAACGGCTTCACCCCCCGCACGGGTGAGCGCAAGGGCCACACGCCCCCGAAGGCGGTGAACTAAGATGCCCCGCTTCAACAAGATCTTCGCGGGTCCGGTCACCGAGACCCTTCCCCAGGTTCAGGAAGCCATCCTGAACGGCGCCTATCTGCCCGGCACCGCCGTCGTTCGGTCCAGCAATAACTTCGCTCAGGCCGGCGCCAACTCCGGCGACCGCATCTACATCCTTCAGGACAACTATCTCGCCATGAAGGGCGTCGATGATGCCTGGCTTTCCGGAGATCGAGGCGTCGGCCTCGAGCTGCTGGACGAGCAGTTCTACAACGTTCGCGTCCCCACGGGCGTAAACGTCGCCAAGGACGCCGAACTGACCACCAACAGCGCGGGCAAGTTCGTCCTCGCGACGAGCGGGCAGAACGTCATCGTGGTCGCCGAAGAGGCCTTCAACAACAACACCGGTTCCGATCAGCTTGTGCGCGTGCGCAAGGCTCCTCGGAACGTGGCCGTCGCCTAAGGAGGGTCGGACATGCGCTACTTCGACGATCAACTCGTCGCCAACTCGCGCCCCCATGCTCAATGGTGGGACGACCTTGGCGTCGAGCGCGACTACTTCCACCACGTGGAAGACCACTTCGCCACTTTCCACGGCAACGCGGCGGCTGTCCTGCCGCGTGACGCCTGGCAGGAGTTCGACACCATCACCCAGCGCGTGATGCGTGACGACGGCGGCAACGTCTACATGTCGGACCTGATGAGCCTGGCGAAGCCGGTGAACATCGGCAAGCTGGTCCACATGACCCGTGTGGCGTCGGACTCCGCTAACCCGGTCGTCCGCTCCATGACGGGCCAAGTGCCGGTCCCCATGGACAAGGTGACTTACAACTTCCGGGGCACGCCGGTTCCGATCTTCCAAGACGGCTTCGGCCGCGAATGGCGGGAATGGAACACCCTTCAGTCGGAGAACTTCGACGCCCTGGCCGACGATCAGGAAGCCGCGCTGGACAAGATCAACCGCGACATGGCCGACTATGTGCTGGACGGCGACAGCACCATCGTGTTTCAGGGTTATGCCGCCACCGGCATCCGCACGAACCCCCTGTCCAAGGCGATCAACCTCGGGTCGGGAGCGGGCGGCGCCAACATCGATCTGTCCGCATCGGCGACCACTTCCGACGCGATCGACGGCTTCTTCACTCGCACCCTCGGGGCGATGCTGGACGCCAACCTCATCTCGGGACCGGTGAACATCTACGTCTCGCCGGAGATCTATCGGAACCTGCTGCGTTCCTATTCGGGCTCGGCCGGCTTCAAGAACGGAACCCTGCTTCAGCAGGTCCTGACCAACCCCCAGATCGCCAAGATCGAGAAGACCTTCAAGCTGTCGGGCAATGCGTTCTTCGGCTTCGTGCCGAACGCTCGCTACATCCGTCCGATCATCGGCATGGCGGTCAACACCACGGCCCTGACCCGTCTGCGTCCGACCGACAACTATCAGTTCCTCAACATGGGGGCGATGGGCCTGGAGGTCCGAGCGGACTTCAACGGCAAGTCGGGCGTCTTCTACTCGACGGTCGTCAACTAACCCACCGGCGGGCCCTGGCTTCGGCCGGGGCCTTCCCTTTCGACGGAAGGAGCGCACCATGCGCATCAAGATCACCGCCGGCGGCATCTTCGATGGCGAAGGCAAGGAAGTGCCGGTCGGCTCGTATTTCACCGTGAAGGACGAGCCGACCGGCTGGGCAGGCCGCTACGAGATCGTGGCGGACGACGCTGAGCCCAAGGCCAAGGGCGGCAAGAAGGCCGTCACCAACCCGGGCAAGGACCCGATCACTTACGAGGCCAAGGCCAAGGGCGGCAAGAAGGCCGTCACCAACCCGGGCAAGGACCCGATCACTTACGAGGCCAAGGCCAAGGGCGAAGAGTGGTTCATCTTCGACACCGACGGCAAGGAACAGGGCGCCGCTCTGTCTGAAGCCGACGCGACGGCGTTCAACGGCCTGTCCGACGAGGACAAGGCCGCGTTCGTCGTCGAACACGCGAAGGCCTGAGCCGTGGCGGGCTACGGATCAGACACCGGCGCGGGCAGTTTCACCGACTGGATCGCGGAGAACGGCTACACGACCGGCTCCGACGATGATCTGACCGTAGCCCAGCTGCGCCAACGGGGCAGCGACTACATCGACGCCCTCTATGGCCAGCGGTTCAGGGGCGAACCCGCTGGAGGTATCGACCAGGAGCGCGCCTGGCCCCGGGTCAACGCCACTTTCTGGAAGGCTTCCGTCCCCGCTGACGCCATCCCTCGCAATGTCGTCATCGCCAGCTATCACGCTGCTCTGCATGAAGCGCAGAACCCTGGCAGCCTGGCGGCTGCTGCACGGTCCAGCGAAGCCCTGAAGCGCAAGAAGATCGACACCATCGAGAGAGAGTATTTCGAGGGCTCGGGAAATGCCGCCGCCGACGCCACGATCAAGCTGAGCGCCGTTGAAGGGCTGCTCGCTCCGTTTCTCCTTCCCGAAGTCGCAGGTTCCGGCCTCGGTGTATGGTCGGTTGGCTGACGCGATGACCTGTGCGACTTTCCCCGTCGTGGCGATCATTCCCGACGATCCTGAAACGGCTCACCGCATGCCGGCTGAGATGGCGACCGAGACGCTTCTCGATCTGGTCGCCTCGGCCCGCGCGCTGGAGGCCGCCATCATTGAAGATCGCGGCGCCGCCGCCGTGGCTCGCATCCGGGAAGTCGCCATGGGTCAGGCCGAGGCCTATCTCGACCTGACGGCCCAAGCCGCCACCCACGTCCGGGCTCTCAAGCCCTAACCACATGGCCAGACGTCCGACGCAAAAACGGCTCTTCCGGGAGCTGGCGGCGAAGTATGGCCAAGAGGTCGCTGAAGCCTTCATGGCGGCGATCCGAGACCTGACTCGGAATGCACAGGTCCAGCGCGTCATCGCGGCCATGGAACGAGGCGATCTGCAATCCGCATTGGACGCCCTTCACCTCAACCGGGCCGCATTCCAGCCCCTGGAGGCCAAACTCACGGAGGCATTTACGGCCGGGGGTCAAGGCGCGGTCGCATCCATGCCGGCCGCCGTCTCCATCGGGTTCAGGTTCGACCCCGGCAATCAGCGCGCGGCCGCGATCATCCGAGAACGGGCGGCCCGTCTCATCACAGGGCTGATCGACACCGAGATCCAGCAAGCTCGCCAGCACCTCGCCGATGGCATGGCGCGCGGCGCCAGTCCCCGGTCTGTGGCGCTGGATCTGGTCGGACGGATCAGTCGGGCCACCGGAAACCGTGAAGGCGGCCTGATCGGTCTCTCCGGCCCCTATCGTGACCACGTCGCCACCGCCCGCGCCGAGTTGGCCTCGACGGACCCCGCCCTTCTGCGCCACTACCTGACCCGGAAACAGCGGGATCGCCGATACGACCGGGCCGTGACCCGCGCCATCGAAACCGGCAAGCCTGTCCCCGCCGAGACCGCCCGCACCGCTGTCACCCGCTATTCCGCGCGCCTGGTCCGCCGCCGTGGCGAGATCATCGCCCGAACCGAAGGCCTCCCGGCCATCCGGGCCGCGAAGCACGAAGCCTATCAGCAACTGGCCGACGATGGCCGGATCGACGTCATGGACATCGTGCGCGGCTGGTCCACCACGACGGACGGTCGCGAGCGCGACACCCACGGCGCCATGAACGGGCAAGAGGTCCGGGGCCTGGATGCGCCGTTCGTCAGCCCAAGCGGCGCGCAGATGATGTTCCCCGGTGACCAAAGTCGAGGGGCTGGCGCGGCGGAAACGGTCGCATGCAGATGCGACGAATATATCGCCATCAAAGCCAAAAGGGCCTAGGATTATCGGGCTGATGAGGCGCTGGAACGCCAACATCAGCCCTAACCACAACGACCATTGGAGGGTCGAAAATGGCTGACCGAGCGATATGCTCTATCGAAGGCTGCGACAAGCTGAGTGAAGCTCGCGGCTGGTGCTTGAAGCATTACAAGAGATGGTACGCGAACGGGGACCCGCTCATATCGCGATACATGCGGGACGGAATGGACCTGCCGTGCAGCGTCGCGAACTGTGATGAGCCTCGGGCCTCAAAGGGCATGTGTTCGGCCCACTATCAGTCGGCGAAATCGGCGCCGCTTCGCCTTCAACGACACGCGGCGCACGCAGCAATCCAACCTCTGACGGATGTCGATGCCGCCTATATCGCGGGAATGGTCGATGCAGACGGAATGATCACCGTCGTGCGGCGCGATCATCTGGTGATGCCGATGGTGTGCGTCACCAACTCTCACTACCCGCTGATCGAATGGCTTCTGGCCACAATCGGTGCCGGGTGCGCTTACGAGCAGAAGACAGAACCGAAGCGGCCGGATCAGAGCAAGGAGCGCTGGAACAAGGTCCATCGCTATCAACTGACAGGGCGGAAAGCCCAATCGCTCATCTCTCTGATCCGGCCCCATCTGCGGGTGAAGCAACGGCAAGCGGACCTAGTGTTTGCGCTTCCCCAACGCGGCCGGGACTTCAGTCTGGCAGTCAATGATAACCAGAGAGCCCAGGCTGCCGAAATCCTGACCGCCGTCCGCGCATTGAACAAGCGCGGGATCAAAGCGGCTTAGCGCCGCTAGGAGTATGCCGATGATCACCGGATCGAATGGGGGCGAGGCCTTGATCGAAACCGAATCGACCAGCATTCCGAACGACAGAGGTGCCGCTCTTCTGGACGCCCTGCGGACAGAGCGGGACTTTCTTTATGCGGCCTACAGGGAGCTGTATCAGGCGAGCATCGCGCTCACCGGCGACGGCCCACGTACGCAAGAGCCATGGAACCGCTGGTTTGCAGCAATGCACGAAGCGCACGAATGGACGATGCAAGACGGCGATCCCCTCTGGCCTGAGTGGGCGGGACCAGAACCAGAATGAGCATCATCGACGGCGTTGCGGCCGAAGCCCTGGAAGACTTTGGCGAGGACTTCGAAGTCGGCGCCCTGACGGTGCCCGGCGCGCGTATTCCCGATGGCCAGGGCGGATTCAAGACAGGCCCGGCGACGGTCTATCCCTGCAGGGTGCTGCTGACCGACTACAGCGACTATCGGCGGCAGACGCTCGGCATCCCCGCCACTGATCGTCAGGTACTTGTCCTGGGCGCCAGTCTCCCCGCCGGCGTCATCCCTGCCAAGGGCCACCAGATCACGGCCCCTGATCCCGCTAAGGGCCTCCTCCCCACGACCTTCGACGTGATCGCGAAGACAGGCGACCCGGCGGCAGCCCTCTACAAGCTCCAGGCGCGATAATGGCGAAGGTCACGCTCGATCTCGGCGCCATCGAGGCCATGTCGGATCGAGCCGCTGAAGGTGGCCTGAGAGAGGCTCTCGGAGAGTACGAGAGAATCCTCAAGACCGACGTGCTGAACCGCGCCGGGACCGGGAAGCAATACGGCAAACACCAAGCCTCAGCGCCCGGCGAGCCCCCTGCCAGCGACCTCGGCAATCTCGTCGCCAACACGAACGCCGATCCGACCATCCGCGACGACGGGGACGCCAAGGTCGGAACGGTCACCGCCAACGCCGCCTACGCCATGCCCCTGCACAACGGCACCGAGCGCATTGCGGCGCGTCCCTTCATGGATGTTCCGGCGAAAGAGAACCAGCGCGAGCTGACCGAGGCGTTCGTCAGGGGGGCGAGAGAATGAACAGCACCGCCGCCATCTTCGCCCGCCTGAACGGCTCGCTGTCGATCATCGACCGTCTCGACGTATTCGAAGACCGCGCCGCCATCTTCAACGACCGTGCCCCCGACGACTTCCAGTTCACGGGTAAGGCCGCCTTGGTGATCGCCGCTCCGATGGGCGACATCGACGTCAGCACCTTCAGCGAGACGATCCGGGATGTGACGCAGGACGTTCGCCTCTACGCCCGCGACACAGGTTCGACGGTTGCCATCGACGATCTAGGCCGACTGATCCGCGACCTGTTCCACCTTAAGGCCTCGCAGATCGAGGTCGAGGACGGATCCTGCAACATCGCGACCGCCACGGGGCCGGTCGCGGCGCCGACGACAGACCCTGCGCTGATCGGCCGGCGAGTGACGCTCCGCCTCCAACTGAAAAAGGACTGACCTATGGCCTATCTGGCTCAAGGCGCGATCAAGGTCGAGGTCAACCTCGGCACCGATGTTTCGCCCGACTGGACGAACGTTCCCGGCGTCACCGTGGCCAACGGCCTCGGCTTCTCCGAGAACCGCATCGACGTCACCGACTTCGATACCCCGCCTGGATCTCAGGAAAGCATTTCTGGCGCCCGGCCGAACGTGCCCCTGACCTTCACCATGCACGATGAGCCCACGGATGAAGCCCAGATCGCCATCCATGAGGCCTGCGACGACAACGAGCCGATTGGCTTCCGCCTGCTGCGCGGCGCCAAGGCCCAGGAGTTCAAGAGCGTCCCGACCGTGTCGCTGACCGCCCCCGTCAACGGCGTGGTGACCTACAGCGTCTCGGCGACCCCCGACGCTAAGCCGACCCGCACCACGGTCACGCCGTAACATGAACGACGCCCGCCTCGGCATTGTGCGCCTGTCGCTCCCAGACGAGCGGCAGGTCGCCCTGCAACTGACCTTCGCTGCCTTGGATGCCAAGGGCCACGATTGGCTGCTGGACCGCTTCAAGGTGCTCCAGAAGGGCCGTGCCGGGGCGTCGTCTGCCCTCGGTGACCTGCTGGAGGTTTTAACCGCCGGCGCCATCACCAAGGCGGACGTGATCGCGGCCCCTGTCGCCGTCTACCCGCTGTCGCCTTGCATGAAAGCCTGCTGGGATGCTTGGGAGCTTGCCCAATACGGCCCGGCCGGGAGGTCCGCCGAAGCTGGCCCCGCAAACCCTCAGACGCGCCGGCCGACGCTGTGGAGGCGGCTCTTCGGGCGGCGCTGAAAGGCGGACTGTCCGAAGCCGAGTTCTGGAAGCTGACGCCCTATCGTCTGGGCATGATCTTGACCGAACGCGGGCGCGGTGAAGCTGCCTCGGCGCTCTGGACCGGATGGATGGTCGCCCGTCTCGCTGTTGAGCGAGAGCCGACCCTGTCAGGACCGCAGCACTATTTCCGCGAGTTCTTCGATCTGTCCGGCAACGCCTCAGATGCCGAGGCCATGGCCGACGCCGAGTTCAACCGCATCGCCCGCGTCTTTGGCGTGGAGATCGTGGACTTGTCGGATGAGGGCGCGGCGCCCTAGCCTGTCCCTCTTTCGGGAGGAATGGATGAGCGAAGCGAAAACCGGCTTCACGCGCGGGTTCTTCGGATGCTTCGGCGTCCTGGCGGCGATTGTGTTCGTCATCGTAGGCTTCGCAACGCTCAGCCATTGCGCCGCGGTCATCCCTGCGAACGACAAACGTGACGACGACAGCGGCAAAGATTTCAACCGCCTCACCTACGCCAGCCATTGCGCGAATGCCTTAGTCGAAGCGGGCGGCAAGGGTCAGATCAATGCGGATCGGTCAGCGGTCGTCGTGCCTTGGTCGATCGTGAAGGTTGGCGGAACAGACACCTTTCCCATCCTGGAATGCGCGGTGACTGAAGGCGACCGCGTCCGGTTCGTTACCGTGGAAGTGGTCTGCGAAGACGACTCCGCTGAGCGATGCTCGGCCCTGAAGGGCGTCTCAGACGCTCGCACCGGCAGGTAGACTAATAGCCTCCCGGCGCTGACACGATGATCTGAACGAAGGGCGGTCCATCTGGATCGCCCTTTTCGCATGGAGCGCTGAATGACCGATTCTCCCGTCGTCGGCTCCGCGTCGTTCGAGCTTCGCGCCACCAAGGACAAGCTGAAGCAAGATCTTCGTGAGTCGGAGCGCGACCTCAAGGGTTTCGTCGACGGCGCGGAGCGCACAGCGGGCGCGGGCGCTGGACGGATCGGGGGTGCCATCTCATCCATGGCGCTGTCCGTCACGACGGTTCTGACCGGCCTTGTGACGCTGCTGGGCTTGGCTGCTGTCGGAGCGTTCAATCTCGGCATGCAGGGCATGCAGATGGCGGACGACATCGCCAACACCGCCCGCAAAATCGGCGTCGGGACGAACGCGCTGCAGGAGTGGCGCTTCGTCGCAAAGCAGACAGGCGGTGACGCAAAGGACGCCGACGCTGCCCTGGACAAGTTTGCGGACAAGCTGGCCCAGGCCACGGCGGGAACGTCAAAGAGCGCGACCAAGGCGTTCAATCTACTGGGCATCGGACCGGAGGAGTTGCGGTCGTTCAAATCGACTGAGGACGCCCTCGACACCATCACCGACCGCATAAAGGGGCTGAAGTCAGAAGCGGACCGCGCCGCTGTAGCGGAAGCGCTAGGGCTCGGTTCGCTATCTGCCGCCTTGCGTGACGGCGCTGTCGACATCGCCAAACTGCGTGACGAGGCACAGAGCCTTGGCGTCGTCATGGATCAGGAAATGGTCCGTCGCGCCAGCCAGGCCCAAGGCGAGTTCGATACCCTCAGCCAGATCATCGACGTCAATCTGAAGAGCGCTTTCATCGATCTGGCGCCGGCCATCATGGCCGCCATTGGCCTGGTCGCTGATCTGGCTCGCGCTCTCAGCGATGCCATGGACGCTTGGCGTGACCTCGACAGCAAGACGACCCGAGGCCTTCAACGCGAAGCCGCTCGGCTCTCTGCTGAGAACAACAACCTGATCAGCCGATATGGCTCTCCGCTCGGGATGAACGGCCGGGAAGCCGACCGGCCCACGGTACCCGGATCATCTGGAGGTGCGGCCGGTGTCGGGGGCGCCATGGTCGTGCGGAGCATGCAGCCGGGCGCGCGCGAGACCTATGAGAACAACCAGCGCCGCCTCAACGAGATTTTCGAGCAGATCAAGGCGAGAGAAGACACTGCAGCCCCTTCCCTCACAAGCCGTTCGTCAGGTGGAAGCCTAACCCTTCCGCCGCCCCGCGCCGACAACAGCGCCCAACGGGCCGCCGAGCGCGAAGCTCGCCGCGCCGAAAGGGTCGAACAGGATATCTTCAAAGCCCGCCAGCGCCTGCTCCGCGTTGCCGAAGACGACATCCTGACCGCCCAGCAGCGTTATGACCTGGCGCGCGAGCAGCTGAAGATGGACCGCGAGGCGCGCGACGCCGAGATCCAGAGCAAAACTGACCGGGGCGAGATCAAGGCCGCTGAACGCCGCCAGCTTGACGCCGCCAATGCCGAGGCCGACGCCCTCGAAGACCGGCTTCTGACCGACAACGCCTTCCGCGAAATCCAAGACGAACGCTTGGCGACGGAGAAGCTGCTCTCCGGGCTGAGCGCAGACCTGCTGTCGCTTCAATCCGGCGCCGCCCGCACCGCAAAGGAGCGCCAGCGGATTGAACTCGATCTGCTGGAAATCAGGCAGCGGGAGCGACGCGAAGCTCTCCGTCTGGAGCTGGAGCGCAACCCCAATCTGACCCAGGCGCAGCGCGAAGCCGCCATGGCGACGAATGGCCGGATCGAGCGCGGCGAGCGCGACGCCGTCATCCGCAACAATCTGTCACCCCTGGAACGCTGGCGCGACGAGAGCCTGAAGACGGCTGACGAGATCGCGGAAGCCTATGAGAATGTCGCGGCCCGCGGCCTGGACGCGCTTAACGATGGCCTCGTCGATGCGATCATGAACAGCCGCAACCTGGGTGAAGTTTTCTCTAACGTGGCGCGGCAAATCCTTGCCGATTTGCTGAAGATTTCGGTTCGCAGGGGAATCACCGAGCCGCTGGCGGACATGCTGTTCGGCGGCTCGGGCTCTGGGGTTGGGTCTGGATCAGGTGGCGGTATCGGCTCGTCGATCTTTTCGGCCATCAAGTCGGCGCTGAAGATCCCCGGCTTCTCCAGCGGCGTCAGCAACTTCGGCGGGGGGCTCGCTTATGTTCATGCCGGCGAAATCCTGGCCAACCTGCCTCAGGGCACCGACGTGATCCCAGCGCATGCCGTCCAAGCCATGGGCAGCAAGGGCAGCGTCTCGCGCGTCGTGGTGACCACGAACGACGACCGGTTCAACGCCTATGTGGACGACCGCGCCGCCCGGCCGGCCGCCGCAGCCTTCAGCACCGCTCGCAAGACCGTCCCCTCCGATATGGCGCGGACTGACCGCTACACACTGGGGCGTCGTCGCTGATGGCCGTTCTGGTTCTGCCGACCGATCCGGCGCCCGCCAGCATGGGCATCGCCATGATCACGGCGAAGAACGTCCTGGCCCCGGCTTTCGGGGATGGCGAACAGGAGCTTCTGCGGAAGGGCAGTCGATACGCCCTGACGTTCCAGATGCCGCCTATGCGCTACGTCACATCGATGGATTGGGACGACCTGATGGCCGAAGGCGACACGGTCGTCATGAAGGTGCATCAGCCCGGCTTCGACACAGGCGCGCCAGGGACGCCGCGCGTGAACGGAGCCGGACAATCCGGGTCGTCTCTGGTGATCGACGGGCTGACGAACGGGTATGTCATTCGCAAGGGTCAGTTTCTGTCTGTGGTGACGTCCGGTCGGCGTTTCCTGTACCGCGCCCGCTCCAGCGTCACGGTGTCAGGCGGTTCCGCAACGGTGCCGCTGCGGACCATGCTGCGGTTCCCGCCAGCCGACAATGACGTGGTGGAAATCGCCCAGCCCATGATCGAGGGCTTCGTCCGTGATCTTGGGGAGTGGTCGGTCGGCGTGAACAGGCTGGTCGGACTCCAGTTCACGGTGAGGGAGCGCTGATGGACAGCAACCTCGTCGCCGCGCTTCAGCAGCCCTCGTTCGTCAAATGCACCCTCGTCCGCCTGGACATGCCCGGCGGCGCCATTTGCCTGACGGACGGCGGCTTCGTGGTCTTCGACGCTGGCGAAGGTGAAGGCCCGGAGCCCTATGTCGCCCATCATCCGGTTTATGGATCGCTAGATACGATCGGCAACGCTAAGGACGGCGCCGAGGCCCAAACAACCCGGATCGACATCGGCATTCTGCCGGCCTCAGACACCGCCGCGGCGGCGCTGGGCTCTCCGAACGTCCAAGGCGTCCGGGTCCAGTGGTGGGAGGGCGCGGTCGATCCAAGCGCAGGCCTGCTGATCGGCGCACCCGAGCTGAAGTTCGACGGCGAGATCGACAAGCCGCGTTTTCAGGTCGGCGACAGTTGGCTTCTGGTCCTGGAGTGCGGCACCCAGGCGGAACGCCAGCTGGAGCCGAACGCCGACTGGCGGCTGAACAACGCCTTCCATCAGCTGATCTGGCCCGGCGAGTTGGGCCTCTCGTTCGTGGACGGTGTGACCCGCAAGAAGGAATGGCGGAGCCGTCCGGAAAACCCCGGCGTGTTCAAGCGCCTGCTGAAGTCCTTCGTGCCCTTCCTGCCCGACTAGGGACTGATCCATGACCACGATGCTGAAACGGGCTGCGGCGACGCAGGCCTGTATGGACCGGTTCGCCTATAAGCCCGTCGAACCCGGCGTGCGCGACTGCGGCAAGCTGGCGGCGCACGATCTGCACAACATGGGGCGGTCGGCCAAGCTGCTGAACGCCTCGCGGCACAAGACCTGGCGTGGCGCGCTGGCCTATCTGAAGCGAACCGGGTTCGCGTCGCTGGTCGATCTGATCGACGCGATGGGCCTGGAGCGGATCGCGCCGGCGGCGGCCCTGCCCGGCGATCTGATCGCCCTGCCGTCCGAAGAAGGCGACGGGTTCGGATGCTCCCTGGCGGTGGCCCTGGACAACGGCCGG